AGAGGTACCAATGGCTGAAGATGTAAAAGATTGGAAGAATAAGTTAAACAAAGAAGAAAAACAATTTCTAACACACATCTTTCGTTTCTTCACACAAGGTGATATTGATGTTGCAGGTGGTTATGTAAACAACTATCTACCATACTTTCCACAACCTGAAGTGCGTATGATGTTGTTGGGTTTTGCAGCTCGTGAAGCATTGCATATTGCGGCATACTCACACCTGATTGAAACATTAGGTTTACCTGATACAACATACAATCAGTTTATGGAATATCAGGCGATGAAAGACAAGCATGAATATGTAATGAATATTTCAGGTCAGAATACAACTAAAGAGAATACTGCCACACATATTGCTGTGTTCTCTGCATTTACAGAAGGTATGCAGTTGTTCTCCTCATTCATTATGTTATTGAATTTCCCACGCACAGGCAAGATGAAAGGCATGGGTCAAATCGTTACATGGTCTATTGTTGATGAGACTATACATGCTGAATCAATGATTAGATTATTCAGAACATACATAGAGGAAAACAAAGAGATTTGGAACGATGACCTTAAATCACGCATATACACCATTGCAGAGAAAATGGTTGAACTTGAAGATACATTTATTGACCTCGCCTTTTCTATGGGCGCTATGGACGGTTTATCTAGTGATGACGTTAAAAAGTATATTCGTTACATTGCCGATAGGCGCCTTATATCTTTGGGTCTTAAAGGCATTTATAAAGTAAAGAAGAATCCATTACCATGGGTCGAAGAAATGATTAACGCACCCATACATGGTAACTTCTTTGAGAATCGTGTTACAGATTACGCCAAAGGTGCATTGTCTGGTGATTGGGGTGATGATGTATGGGCTAAGGCTGCTTGATGTTAGAAATTATATACACTTTAGTGGTGACACACATCACCATTATATGCGTTACTTTGTTTCTTCATCGTAGTCAAGCACACCGTGCCATCATCTTTCATCCTATTTTATCGCACTTCATGCGTTTTTGGTTATGGCTAACAACTGGTATGGTCACTAAACAATGGGTTGCTATACACCGCAAACATCATAGATATAGTGATATTGAAGGTGATCCACATACACCTCATGTGTATGGAATTTTGCATGTATTATTCAAAGGAGCATTCTTATATCATGCGGCAAGCAAAGATAAAGATATGGTTAATACATATGGTGTTGGCACTCCTGCTGATTGGATGGAGCTTCACCTATACCAACCTCACTCTAGACTTGGCATTGGCCTTCTCCTTTTGTTGAGTGTATTTTTATTTGGTTGGTGGGGTTTATTGATATGGGGTATTCAAATGATATGGATCCCATTTTGGGCAGCAGGTGTTATCAATGGTATTGGTCATTGGATTGGATATAGAAATGGTGAAACTAAAGATTATAGTCGCAATATTAGTCCTTGGGGTATTGTTATTGGCGGTGAAGAGTTGCACAACAACCACCACTTGGACCCAGCGAGTGCCCGCCTCTCTAAGAACTGGTATGAATTTGATATAGGCTGGATGTGGTTAACAATATTTCGTTATATTAAACTAGCAAAACTAACAAGATGACAAAAAAGATTTTAATCATTACAGATAACCTACCAGACCAAATCAATGGCGTTGTTACGACCTACAAGAATATTGAAAGTATGGCGTTACTGGATGGTTATACTGTTGATTATATTGATCCCAGCAGGTTCCGCTATATTGATTGTCCTGGCTACAACGAAGTCAAGCTTACATTTCCGTGGCGCATGGGCGAGGAGATTAAGAAGATTGACCCGGATTATATCCACATCGCCACCGAAGGTCCTTTGGGTCTGTGGGCTAGAGCATATCTTTCAAAACATAATATTAGGCACAATACTGCTTATCATACTAAGTTTCCAGAAGGACTTGCTAAACTTTTTGGCATCCCTGAGTTTCTGACATGGCGATATGTAAGATGGTTTCATAAACATAGTGGTAAAGTTTTGACCACTACTGAAACAATGAAACAAGATTTACTTAATCACGGTTTCAAAGACAATATAGTTTCATGGACAAGAGGTGTTGATAGAGAGATATTCAATTCATCTCATAGACATGATGTTATTAAAGGAAAATATTTACTTTGCGTATCCCGTGTTAGTAAAGAAAAAAATCTAGAAGAATTTCTTAAATTGAATTATTCTGGTTATTATAAGATTATGGTCGGTGATGGACCGATGCTTGAGACATATAAAGAACAGTATCCTGAAGTAATCTTTACTGGATTCAAAACTGGTGTGGATTTGGCTCGTTACTATGCAAATGCAGAAGTGTTTGTATTTCCTAGTAAATGGGAAACATTTGGTATTGTTATGATTGAATCAATGGCCTGTGGCACACCAGTTGCGGCATTTCCATGTGATGGACCAAAAGATGTTATTGAACAAGGCGCCACAGGATTTATGAATGAGAGTTTAAGTGATGCAATTGATGGTTGTTTACAACTAAATAGAGATAGAGTTATAAAGAGTAGTCAAAAATGGTCATGGGATAACGCATGGCACACATTCAAAGATAATTTAATCAAATGATTACAATAACAGAGTCAGCTAAAACTAAAATTCTAGACCTTCTTGCAGAAGAAAACAATCCAGACCTATCGCTAAGAACATTCGTTCAAGGCGGTGGTTGTAGTGGTATGAGTTATGGATTTACATTTGATGAGATAACAAATGAAGATGATTTTGAAGTGCCTTTAGAAAAGTTTAGAGTATTAGTGGATTCTATGAGTATGCAATATTTGCAAGGTTCAAGTATAGATTACAAAGAAGACTTACAAGGATCACAGTTTGTCATATCTAATCCAAATGCACAAACAACTTGTGGTTGTGGTTCTTCTTTCTCGGTATAAACAATGGCCTATTCACAAAAAGTAATTGACCATTATGAAAACCCCAGGAATGTGGGTAGTTTTAACCCTAGTGATACTTCCATTGGCACTGGTATGGTTGGGGCACCTGCTTGCGGAGACGTAATGAAACTTCAAATTAAAGTAGAAGACGGAATCATTACAGATGCACGATTCAAAACTTACGGATGCGGTTCAGCCATTGCATCTTCATCGCTAATAACTGAATTAGTTAAAGGAATGAATCTAAATCAAGCATCTAGTATCAAAAATAGTGAAATTGCTGAAGAACTTGCACTACCTCCAGTTAAAATACATTGTTCAATACTCGCTGAAGACGCCATTAAGGCAGCAGTAGCAGATTATAAAAAGAAACATGATATCATTAACTGAAAAAGCTTCTGATAAAGTAAAACAACAGTTGACAAGAAGAGGCAAAGGCGAAGGACTTCGTGTTGCTGTTAAGACAACAGGTTGTTCTGGCTTTGCATATGTTTTAGAATATGTTGATATACCAAATGAAGATGACTATTGCATAGAATCATATGGTTGCAAAGTATTTGTAGACCCAAAAACTTCTGTATATCTTAAAGGTTTAGAAATAGACTATATACAAAAGGGACTTAATGAAGGATTTGAATTCATCAACCCGAATGAACGTGACCGCTGCGGTTGCGGTGAAAGTTTTAGAATATAGGGATTAAAATGAAAAAATTATTAGTATTACTAGCACTTGTTTCGTCACAAGTGTTTGCATGGGAACAAAGAGTTCCTTTTCCAGAAAAAGCTTGCGTTGTGCATAGTCCATACGGATTTGCAGCAACTGCAAGGCCCACAACATTAATTTGTCGTGAAGCATATCTAGTGGCATATGATGCACCTGTCAAAATACCTGCATATGTTGCATATACATTACTACCACAAAACGCACTAGGATGTTTTCCACGCACTAATGCATTTGTTGCTGATGCGAGTTTAGGTGGTACAGGTGCAAGACCTGATGATTATGCAGGTACAGGATTTGATAAAGGTCATGCCGCACCTGATGGTGACTTGTCATGGTCTGCAATTGTAGAGTATGAATCATTTCTGATGACTAACATGTATCCACAGGCAGGTTCATTGAATCGTGGCATATGGAAACTATTAGAAACATCTGTGCGTGGTTGGGCAGTTCAATTGAATCAACCATTCACAATCTATGTTGGTGCAATCTATGGCCAAGGTGATAAAACGATTGGTAATGGCGTAATTGTACCACATGGATACTATAAAATTGTCATTAACAATGCAACAAAACAAGTTGCAGGATGGGGATTTCCACATAATGCGCCATACCCTAATCTTGGCAACGACATGACAAAGTTTCGCATGACAATAGCTGACATTCAAAAACAGGCAAATGTTCAGTATAAATTTCCTGTTGGTGCAGTTGAAGTGCAACCAGGTAAAGAATGGCCTGTAGATTTTGGTGCATTGACTAACGCAAAGAGAGCCAAGTGCGGAAAGGCTGAGTAATGGCAACCTTAAATCATGTGTGTGATAACTGTGAATCAGAATTTACACTAAAATATAATGAAGAACTATGTGATGATGACCCAATTTATTGTCCATTTTGTTCAGAGTATATACTCCTAGATAGTGAGAATATTCCTGAAGAAGATGATTAATGTGGTTTTATCATAATATATCAGAAGAATTCAACCCTGACGATGCCGAAGGATACTTTGGCTTTGTCTATCTTATTACGCACAATCCCACCGGTAGAAAATACATTGGTAAGAAATTCTTTACCAAGGCCGGTACTCGTCAAATAAAAGGTAAGAAAAAGAAAATCAGAAAGACCTCAGATTGGGAAACCTATTGGGGTTCTAATACTGAACTACAGGCAGAAGTAACAAAGAACGGAGAGGAACAATACACAAGAGAAATTCTACATCTATGTAAATCTAGGTCAGAGTGTAGTTATTGGGAAACTTTTGAGATATTCAGTAGACAAGCTCTTTTAAGTGACTCTTATTATAACTCATGGGTGACCTGTAAAATTCACAAATCACATGTAATAGGAAAAATAAATGGCTCGCAAACAAACAGCAAACAACGAAACGATAACAGTAGCCAAGACAACCAATCAATTGAAAATACGAATTGATGACCTTAGAGCATTCGAACCATTAACAGACAATCAAAAACTATTCTTTGATGCATACAAACGAGGTGATTACTTTGTCGCATTGCACGGTGTTGCAGGCACCGGTAAGACATTTTGTGCATTATACAAGGCGATAGAAGAAGTATTAGACAAATCAAATCCGTTTACTAAAATCATTGTTGTTCGTTCAGCGGTGCAAAGCCGTGAGATTGGTCACTTACCAGGTGATGTAAATGAGAAGATGGAAATCTATCAACAACCATATCGCCAAATCTGTGAAACATTATTTGGACGCCGTGATGCATGGGATAGGTTAGAAGAACAACATTTCATTGAGTTTATATCTACATCATTCATTCGTGGTATGTCATTTGATGATGCAATTATTATTGTGGATGAGATGCAGAACATGACCTTTGAGGAAATAGATACCGTTATGACAAGGGTCGGGTATAGGTCAAAGATTCTATGGTGCGGTGACTATAGACAAACCGACTTGAATAAGAAAAGAAATGATGTATCGGGTATTCTTAAATTCTTTGATATCGCCATGCATATGAAGGCGTTTACTCGCATTGAGTTTACGGCAGATGATATTGTCCGTTCATCGCTGGTCAAAGATTATATTCTGGCAAAGTTACAATATGAAGATGGTATTATAGACTCGGCACACTAGTAATTTACGCTTGCATTTTCGCTTTTATTACTATATAATTGTATGAGTGCTCAATTTGAGGCTCATTTAACCAATCGTCTTAGGAGATAAACATGTTCGCAGTAGACACATTCATCGACACCGTTCAAGGTGCAAAAAAATACTTTGTCAATACATTTGTAACCGACAAAGAAATCCAAAAACCACTTAACGCTTTTGTTGATACACAAACAGCATTTGTTAAGCAAGTGTTTCAAACCAACCAAGCATTAGCAGAACAAGCTTTGACTACATTAGAGAAGTTTGCAAAGACAGCAAAGGCCTAATATGTCAAAAGAGTTAGATGCGTTAAGTGGGGTAGAAATCCCAAGTCTGACTGATTTTTGGAATTGGGTTAAAAAGACTTTTACACCAACAAGTGAAGTGGAATACTATCTTAATCAATCCACAGATTATGTGGACTATAAAAATAGAGTGCGTATTTTACAACAAAGAGGTATGATATGAAGAAATTTCTCAATAGTATTCTAGAGGCTATCGCAGCCATCAAGAAGCATAGAGCTAGTTCTAGTCTCAAAGGTCGTTAAGAATATGGGTTCTCTCTTTACATACATAATAGTATGCAGAAAGAACCCATTTCAGTTTCCATACGAAAAATACTTCAAAAAGACATATCAAAGAATATATGTTCATGGGAACCTGTCGCTCGCAACGGATGGGCAATAAAATTCTCCGTTTACAAAAGCAATATTCTTCTGGCTTTTGTCTCAACATACACCAATCAAACAATTGTCCGCTATTTCAATGACGAGGATTTAGCCTGTGAATTTATCAATTTTGTGTGTCACCATGACTCTGCACAGAAATTGATGTTATAAATAGAAGATAATAACAATTTCTTTGAGAGAAAACAATGCCTCTAAGTAAAATAAAAACAGCATCGATAACAGCTAGTACAGCATTCACAACACCGGTACTAGGGACGCCAACTAGTGGAACACTAACAAACTGTACGGGATTACCTAACGCTGGTTTGCTAAACTCAAGTGTCACAATAGGTGGGACAGCAGTGGCTTTGGGTGCATCAAGTTCAGCAATAACAAATGATATTACCATCTCAGGTCTAACAGTAGGTAAAGGCGGTGGTGCTGTTGCTACTAACACGGCTGTGGGTGCTGGTGCTTTAGCGGCTACCGCTACTGGAACTGAAAACACGGGCATCGGTGCAAGCGCATTAACTGCTTTGACAACTGGTTCTTACAACACGGCTGTAGGTCGTATTGCTATGCAATCAAACACTACTGGCTCACAAAACACAGCCGTAGGTAGACAAGCATTATTTACAAATATTTCTGGTTCTAATAATACTGCCATGGGGTATACAGCACTTTTATTCAATACTGCTGACAACAACACCGCAGTAGGTTATATATCGATGTATAGCAACACAACGGGCGCATCTAATGCGGCATTTGGTCACCAATCTTTATACAGCAACACCACAGGAACTTTAAATGTGGCTTTAGGGCCAACTGCTTCTTACTTTAATACTACGGGCAGTCAGAATATATCCATTGGTTACGAAGCATTAAAAGCAAACACCACGGCATCTAACAATGTGGCAGTGGGTTTTCAGTCTTTACTTGCCAATACTGGAACACAAAATACCGCAATAGGCTCATCTGCATTAGCGGCTAACACCACAGCAAATCGTAATACAGCCATAGGTTATTTGTCGGGTACTGCCAATACAACAGGTCATGTAACTGCTGTTGGCGCATACGCTTTATATGGAAATACAACGGGTAATTCAAATGTTGCAGTAGGCGGAAATGATGAGTCTAGTGGTGCGGCAATGCAATCAAATACTACTGGCGGTAGAAATACGGCAATAGGAGTTGGTGCTTTATATAGCAACACAACTGGAAGTAGTAATGTTGCAATAGGTTATCAGGCAGGATACTCGGCAACTACTGCTGGTTACAACAATATATTTATTGGTGATTTTGCTGGCAATAGTTCAACAGGGCAAAACAATGTAGTCATTGGTCAAAATGCGTCTGCAAGTTCTGCTGGTGTTAATTATGAATTAGTTATTGGAACTAACGCACCCGTTGGAAAAGGTGGTTCTACTGGTTTTATCAATCCTAATGGTGGTGGCGTATATCAAGGTAACAACTCTGCTAATTGGTCTACAACTTCTGACCGCAGATTAAAGAAAAACATAGTTAATAATAATGTTGGTTTGGAAAAAATAACTCAAATTCAAGTTCGTAATTTTGAATATAGATTAGTAGAAGAAATTACTGAATTGCCATCACATGCAGCCATTCAAAAAGAAGGTGTGCAACTTGGTGTAATAGCACAAGAACTTCAACAAATATTACCAGATTGTGTAAAAACAGAAACAACTGGTGTTATGTCTGTTGATTCAGACAACTTAACTTGGTACATGATTAACGCTATTAAAGAATTAAAAGCAGAATTTGACGCATATAAATTAACACATCCATAAGGAAAAAACTATGACAGAAACTATCACTCCAGAAGAAATTGCACAGCACTACAAAGCGGCAATGGACTCAGTAAACCTCATCAACGCTGGCAAACCAGAAGGCATGACAGCAGAAGATTGGGCAGATACGCTCAAGAGGAATAAAGACCACTTGGTCATTATGCTTGCCAAGACATATTGGACAACAGAAAACCTCACGCCTTTACAAGCGGCTTCTGTATAATTGCCTCACTGGCCAACAGAATAGTATATAATACACTATAAATAAATCATCATTATTACATAAGGAGTTAGAATGATTAAACTTGAATTGACACTTGACGAAGTAAACGGCGTACTACAGGCACTAGGTAATATGCCTTATGCACAGGTAGTTGCTTTGGTTGAAAATATTAAGAACCAAGCGATACCGCAAGTACCTGCACCAGAGACAGCACCTGCACCTGATGCCGAAGCCGCACCGTTACAGTAATATCGGTAACTCAATAATACCCTGCTTCGGCAGGGTTTTTTATTGCCTCAATAGTATGTGAAACCTGATATAATTATTGCATATCTTTAATGGAGTATACAATGCGAATTATTAAAAGTGAATGGCATCAGGTCGAGAAACGATATGCCATAGATATTGATGAGAATATTATCAATGAAATCTATGAAGATGCAACCGTGGAAGAGATTGAAGAAATCATGCGCCAATTAAAAGAAGGCGAATTGGATGCTTCTACAATCATTGAGGATGCAAGTTCAAATGATGTTGACTTTGATTGGGATTGGCTTGATGAAGATGATTGGTGGACCGACCGTAAGGGCGGTTATGATGTTACATACGAATTTGAAGGAGAATAATCATGGCAGTATGGTCAGTTAAACCCGATTGGAAGAAATCGATTATTGAGAGACAAATCTGGACAAAAGAAGGTGTCGCAGGTTATATTGGTGTTGAAACAGGTTGGCGTTGGGGTGAATTTCATGTCACAACCGAGGATGATACTCCGCCAGATTTAGTGGCAGGTGTTGATATCTACAATTGTGACTATGAATGTGAACTGGTATCATTAGATGATGGATGCTGGGAAGAATCAGATATTGATGTTTTGGATGAAGCGTTAAAAAATGAACTTGAAACCTTCCTTGAAGATAATTCAGTACATGACCTTGAAGAATTAGGTTGGATACTTGATGATACAGAGATGACCATTGATTGTGATATGACAATTGAAATGATTGAACCTACAGAGCCAGTCAAAGAAGAACCTAAGACCGAAGGTAAAGGTTGGCCATTTCCATGATAGATGATAATATAAGTAAGATAGCATACGAAATAGATGATGTTATCTCTAATCTTATAACTAAGTATGATATTGACCCATTGTCATTCTCAGCAATAATTCTAGCACGATTAGTAAGAGCCAATGATTTTGTTGGTTCTGGTGATGATTTTAGACTTATTGCTGCCAACATACCAAAAATAAAATCCGAAGGAGCAATCCATTGAATAAGAACTTTTGGGGTCCTGCTGATGATGAAGAATCATTGCCAGAATGGATGGACCCAAAAACATATAGTAATCCTAAGCCTAAAAGGTCAGGACCTTCTCTTATGGAGAGTATACAGGAGGCAATGAGAAAACCTCCTGTGCCTGTAATTATTGATAAACCGAGTATACAAAATGAAAACGATACAACAACAAGAAACTGAAGCAATTTTATCTATGGTAGAATTGATTAAAACGCTTGAACAACAATTATCTAATGCCAAGGCCAGAATCAAAGAACTGGAAGATAATCAAAAAGAATCTGAGTATGTTCAGTTAAAAAGCCATTATGAGTAAACAATGGCAAGAAAAAGAATTTTTCCAATGGGTCTATTATGATGACGGAGATGGTAAGATTATCGGTGCCGTGTATAAGATAGGCAATGCAACAGGCATATGGGGCGCCAAGGTATATACAGAGATTGAAGGCATATTAGGCCAGTATATTGATTCTGACTATGCTAAACGTGCCGTTGAGCATTATTGGGAAGTGCAAAGCAGAACTCTATTAGAGTAATTTTAATCACAGGAGATATTATGTTTGAAACAAGTATGACTTATCGCTCAGCAGAAGAAATTAACACCGCCATGGGCCGAGTCTATGGCCACATGAGTATGGCGGTGATTATATCAATGCTAGTCAGTTATTGGGTAGGCACAACACCAGAGTTGCTACAATTATTTTTCACAGGTGTAACAAAGTGGATTGTTATCTTTGCACCATTACTTGCAATCTTTGGCATTTCCGCTGTATTAGCTAATAATCCAAGTAGAGGTGTGGCACAGTTATGTCTACACGGTTTTGCGGCGCTGATGGGTCTTAGTTTTGCGACCATCTTTGCTATA